TTAAAATAATTGCGCATTCGTTTTCTATCATTATGATTTTTATGTGAATAATATTTAAGCGGAGTTCTATCTTTATATTGTTGATAATCTGACGCTCCAAAATGTATTTTGCGTATTTTTTGGGTTGTCTTATTTTGGACGTATGCTGTGTATTTTTTTCCGTGCGGTCCTTTTTCAAAATTTATGATTTTTTCTTTCATACTTTTATTCATACTTTTATTCATATTATAATATTTTTATATATAATAAATATTATAGTATTATAGTATAATAGTAAAATAGTAATAAAAAAATGATAAATATACCTATTAAATACTTACCTCGTCGTCTTAGTTTAAAAGATAAAAAACTACAAATTAAACAATTAAAAGCCTCGCGAAATGCATATAAAAAGAAGCGCTATTTAACACGAAAAAACGTTGACTCATATAAATCCAAAAAATCGGCTCATATAGCAAAAGCGCAAAAGTTATATAAACTAAAAAATATAACAATAAATTCCGAGTTAGTAAATGCAACAGGTTGTTCTAAAAATGCCTTATTACAAATTGTTAAAAAGGGTCGCGGCGCATATTATTCTTCGGGTTCGCGTCCAAATCAAAACGCACATAGTTGGGGTTATGCACGCTTAGCAAGTGCTATTAGTGGAGGCAAAGCATCAGCAATAGATTATAAAATATTGGAACGTGGTTGTACAGCAAATTCAAAGGCACTAAAATTAGCACTTAAAACAAAAAATAGTGGAACACGAAAAGTTCCAAAAATTAAATTAGTATAAGCTATAACTATTAACTAGAATATAAGAGTCCACCAAAACCATTTTGAAAAAACAATATGTTGTATTTTTCTTCAATTACATACAAATTATAATAATATTTATAAATATTTGTTGGGTCTTTTGATGTTGCTATTATTGCTCCTGTTTCAGGGTCGCATATTGTTGTAAATTCTACATTACTAGAGTCAATTGGTGGATTAGCATAATTATTATATTCAAATTCGATTGTTTTAAATCTATTTGTATTAAACGCACCATTTGGTTGCAGTTTAAAAGGGTCAGTTGTTAACGCAAAATTATAATAATATAAACCAACTTTTGAATTGGAACCATTAGACTTATTGTATTTTTCTATTTTGCTAAATACAGTGCTATCAAATGTTTGCTCTCTATATTTACCATCGCATATTATGCCAAAATTTTTCATAATTTCACAAAAATTAGTTTGTTCATAAACACTAGGAACATATCCTGTATAATAAATATTTTTTGAAATATCACTACTATAAGTAAAATGTGGACTATAATATTGATAGTTAGAATCAATCTTGATTTTTTGTAAATCATTTGGAATACTATTGTCATAAGGCCAGTTAGTATAATTAGACCACTCATTGCGATCCTTAACATCACTTCTTTGAAAATACCATATCCAACTACTAATTAATCCATTTGATTCTAATTTAATTTTATTAGTCTTAATAACTTTTATAAAACTATATTCTTTTACTTCCTTAATCAAATAATTTTGACTATTTTTGGCAAACATTTCTCGTTCAGCATTATCAAGAAAACATTGAGTGCATAATAAGTGTATATTACTATTTATTCTACTTGTTAAATTAATATAACTGTCTCCAGATAAATCAGTATATGGCGGTGGATTTATAAATCTATTAAATTGATATTCTGTTGTTGTTTGAATAGGTTGTATTTGAGGAATATTATTATAATTCGCTATTTTATAAGTATTTACACTTATATCATATAATACATCTTTAATAGTAAATAACTCAAATAATGGACGTAGTGTAAAATCAATAACTAAATTACTATATTGTAAACATATTAAGGGAAACGCCATAAAAGAGGACATTGTGAACCAGCTGTTAATTGGTATATATAAAGTATATTCTCTTATAGATGGTTCAATACCGCTTATATCAGGATTAGTTCCATTTATATTAAATGCGTTTGGATAATTATTGTTTCGGTTATTGAAATTTGCGGGGTCATTTAGTTCACTAATATTTCCTGTCATAATATCAAATAATTCTTTTTTATGTGTGTCAAAATCGCGTTCAACAATATTTTGCAAATAATGACCGCTAAATTTTTGAATAATTATTCCATCAATCATTATTTTAACTTCTTTAATTAATTGACACCCAATATGTTTTATCCATTTAAATTCATATGGTCTATAAATAGCGCTAATATCTTGATATTTTTTATAATTTAATATTGGACTCCATATTGTTGGTAATTTTACTACCAAATAAGTATCCATTAACAAATCACCATAACGCTCTATTTTAAAGCTAAATGTTGTTGGTTTTGTAACATCTAGCTCTTTTTGTCCTATTTGGTCTATTCTAAATTTTTGCAACCCAAAATTAGTATATTTTGAATATGTAGATTTGAAGAAACTTTTTGTAGGATTGCCAGTCAAAATAACATTTTGGTCGCCTAGTGCTATTAAGTTTAATAATCCTCCTGCCATAGTATAATAATTAATATACTATAATAATTTTATACTTTTATTAAATTATTATATTATTACATTATTACATTATTACTAAATTCTTATACTATTATTAAACTATTATTAAACTATTTTAGTTAAAATTAAATGTTTTAATATATAAATATAGTATTACTTAAAACTATGCCTAATCCTAATCCGAATCTTGAAGAGTCAATAACCGAAAAAGCAAAGCAACTTTGGCATACAATTAAACAACAAATACCAGAAGGAGGTGTTATACCGTCATATTATTTATATATAACACTAGCTATTATAACTCTAATAATGTTAATATTATTTGGTTGGATATATGATAGATTAGCACTTGAAAAACGAACTTGTAATAAATTAGATAAATATTATAAGGCTAATGTTGGAAAATCTTATTTTACTAGTGCAAACATTGTAGTAGCAAGTAGCACAAGTTCAACTAATGTAAACAAATTTGATATATCTAATAGTATATTAAAAAATTATTATGTTAAAAGTGCTTATAATTGTTGCTGTGGTGATGGATATAAAAACAATTTTGTTAATTTATGTGCTTTAGAAAAATGTATTAGTAATGGATGTAGATTTCTAGATTTTGAAATTTATTCCTATAATAATAAACCAATCGTGGCGTCGTCTACTGCAAATAGCAACTATATAAAAGAAACATATAATTCTTTAGATTTAGGTGAAGTATTAAATACTATTAGCACAAGAGCATTTGATGCTGTGCATACAAATTGTAACCGAGACCCATTAATTTTAAACTTTAGAATTATGAGCACTAATTTAACAATGTTAGAAGCAATTGGAAACTTATTTGAACAACACTTGGATTTAGCTACTTCAGGTGATAACACTTTTCGTTTAATGAAACAACATAATTATACAACAGGAACAATATTGACTGTTAAAATGAGTGATTTATACAAAACAATTATTATTATATGTGATTTTTATCCATCAAATAATATATTAGAAACAAATAATGTATTAGCAAAATTAAAAACCTATATTAATTTAAAAGGTAGAAGTGAATATTGTAAAACTTATAGATATACTGAAATAGCTGGTAGAACAACGCAGTTTATAGATGAAACAAAGAAAAATTTTGTAATAGTATTACCAAATTTAAATAACTCTGTAAATAATACTGAGTTTGCTTCAGCATATGGATATGGTTGTAATGCTATAGCTATGAAATATCAAACCAAAGATGCGAATCTTCAACAATATATTGAACAATTTACAAATAAAGGAAGCTATTCGTGGATTTTAAAATCGGAACATTTAATTGCCAATGTTCCAAGTAGTTTTGCAATTATTCCTTTTACAAGTCATAGACCAATAGAAGATATTAGAAGTACAATACAAAGCGTTTTGACTCAATAATAATACAAAAACCAATTTTTACATTTTACATTTTACATTTTACATTTTCCTTTTTCTGTTTTCTATAAAATAAAAAATATTATAATAACACACTATATTATATAAGTTATTATGAAATCTTTTGAAGAAAAAGAATTAAAAATATTACGAAGCGCTATTGATAGTGCTACTTATGAAGTAGGGAAAAAATTAGTACAATCTGATACTATAAAAAAAATTATAGAAATATTAGAAGAATTTTTAAGAACACATAATACACTATGTTACGGCGGAACAGCTGTAAATAATATATTACCAGAACAAGACCGATTTTATAACAAAGATATTGAAATACCTGACTATGATTTTTTTACGCCGTTTGCAATGGAATATGCCACAAAGTTAACAAATATATATTATAAAGCCGGTTATGAGGAAGTTGAGGCAAAATCAGCAGTGCACGCAGGAACCTATAAAGTGTATGTTAATTTTATTCCCATTGCTGACATAACCTATTTAGACAAAACATTGTTTACAAACTTGTTCAAAAAAGCTATTAAAATAAATGCTATAAATTATTGCCCTCCTAACTATTTGCGCATGGCTATGTATGTTGAATTGTCAAGACCAATGGGCGATGTATCGCGATGGGAAAAAATATTAAAACGCATTACTTTATTAAACAAAAGTTATCCTTTAAAAGGAGAGCTTTGTAAATCTATACAATTTCAGAGAGACTATGATGGTTCAGTTTTAGAGCGCAATAAACTGTATGAAGTTTGTAAAACATCGTTCATAAATCAAGGATTAGTGTTTTTTGGTGGTTATGCCGCGTCACTTTATAGTCAATATATGCCCAAAAAAGAACGCGCACAAGTCAATACTATTCCTGATTTTGATATGTTGAGCGAGAACCCTATGTCAAGTGCATTAATATTAAAAGAACAACTTAATTATGAAGGCTTTAAAAATGTTGTTATTAGAAAAAAGAAGCCTATTGGTGAATATGTAGACGACCATTGTGAAATAATTGTTAATAATGATGCAATTGCGTTTATTTACAAAACGGTTGCTTGTCATAGTTATAATGTTATTAGTCTACAAGGGCGCAAAATCAAAGTTGCATCTATTGACACCATTTTGAGTTTTTACTTAATTTTTATTTATGCAAATAGACCTTATTATGATGAAAACCGACTATTATGTCTTTCTGAATATTTATTTAAAGTTCAAATTAAAAATCGACTAGAGCAAAGAGGATTGTTAAAGCGATTTAGTGTAACATGCTATGGTAAACAACAAACATTAGAAGATATACGCGAAGAAAAGGTGAAAATATACGATAAAGTTAAGAGCAATGAACTTTCGCGCAAATCCAGACTTTATAATATGAACTTTTTTAGATATATTCCAAAAGAAGGTTTTAAAAAAACTATAAAATATAACTTTACTAAGACAAAAGTTGGTAAAAGCCGATTAAGTAAGAGAAAGTGATTGTTTGGATTTGTTAGTGAATACATTATAATATTATTTTTAAGACATTAATATTATAATATTAATCATCACATTTGAGACTTTTTTAAAAAATATATTTCCTTCTAAATCTGTGCGTTCCATTTTTTATATTATATAGGCTTTTATAAAAAATTTGACTTTTTATAAATACCCCCCGCAAATAAATAAATTAAATTAATTTCGTTTATCATAAACCATACTATATCTTGCTTGAAATGTTACATTTGAATTAGTCCAAAAACTTACTGAACGAGGTCTATAATAATAACACCCCGTAAACTCACCACGAGCTCTCCCAGCACCTACCCTACTCCATTGACTTTGTCCAATATAAGACCATTCATTAGGGTCAGCTAAATTATTTACTGGTCTAATCAGTTTAAATACTAAAGAACTTGTATTTCCATAATAATCATCAGTTTTCATATCATACATAAGCATTGCTCTATGAGTTATGTCAGTGTCGGACGTCCAAATTTCAGTATAACCATTTTGATTTGTTACATTAATAGTTGTTCCTGAAAATTGTTGAAGAGTATTATTATAATCATCACGATATTCAGCATATAATCTGGTAATACTAGTGTTTCCATAAAATCTAAATGTAGCACTAATTTCAACACTATCATTATTTGATAAATCAATAGGAATAGTTACATAATTTTGTATTGGTGTTACTACATCAAAGCTTCTTGTAATAGCAGTTTGTTCTAATAGATTTATTCTTGCTAATAGACTATTGATAATACTTCCAACACTTGTTGATGAAGATAAATCAGTTAGAGTTAATTGTTTCATAGTCCAATTACCGCTTTCATCTATACTATTAAAGCTATTATCAAATACATTATAGCTTGTCGGGGGCCGCCCTTTTAAGGAAGAAGTCATTACTCTATTAGTTCCATCTTGAGAAACAGCAGCAAATATTCCAAGTTCAGGTGACCAACAAATACCCTTCCAAAGATTACCTTGCGCTGCTGGTCTAGCAGTCCAAGTTATTCCATTATTAGAAGCCATTACTCTATTATTTCCATCTTGAGAAACAGCAACAAATATTCCTAGTTCTTTAGACCAACAAACACTATTCCATGTATTAGCTTCTGATGCTACTCTTGACGTCCAATTTATTCCATTATTAGAAGTCATTACACAATTAATTACACCACCACTAGCAACAGCAACAAATATTCCTAGTTCTCTTGACCAACAAATACTATTCCACGACAAGCTTTGTGCTGCTGTTCTTGCTATCCAATCTATTCCATTATTAGAAGTCATTACTCTATTTGTTCCATCACTGGCAACAGCAACAAATATTCCAAGTTCTGCTGACCAACAAACACTATTCCAACTATTAGTTTCTACAGCATATCTCCCAACCCAACTTGCTCCATCTGAAGAAGTCATTACTCTAAGGATGTTTGTTCCATCATTGGAAACAGCAACAAATATTCCTAGCTCTGTAGACCAACAAATACTATTCCATGTAAACTGTGCCGGTAGACTTCCCCTATTCCAAAATATTCCATTTGTAGAATATTGCACTCCATAATAAGAAATAGCAACAAATATTCTAAGTTCTGGAGACCAACAAACTGAATTCCATGGATTAGCATCTCGCGGAGTTTGTAGAATCCAATTTATTCCATCAATAGAACTTGCCATATTAGGAAATGAACCACCATTACCAACAGCAAGAAATAGTCCAAGTTCTGCTGACCAACAAATACTAAATAATGGAATACTTGGTGTTGTTCTTAAAGTCCAAATTTTGACTGCTTTTGCTCCACTAGAATAAGGGTCTAAAGAAGGATAAGCGCTTTTAGCTAATGCATAATATCCATTAACAGCACTCCAACTGATGTCACCACTAATTTCTTGATATATTCTATTTGTTGTTGTTATATAATTATTAGTAATAATTGCGGTTAATTTGTTTATATTTGTATTTCCGCTTATACTAATATTATTGCTGGTTATATCACGTATATAAGCATTGGTCGTAGTTAAATTAGTAATACTTAAATCATTAGTAAAATATATTTTACCTGTTACTGCTAAATCACCGCTAATTGTTGTAATAGGTGAAATTATTGATAAATTACTGTTTATTCCATATACTGTGTTATATATATTATTAGATTGAATTAATGTTGTACCATCTCCTGCCAGTGCATTAATTCCAGCATTAGCATTACTTGTTTTACCATTAATTGAATTACCTAATTGCATCCAAGAATTAATCCAATATTTATAAACTTTAACATGACCTCTATTGGAGCTATTATTATTAGAACCTATAGAAATGATTGAACCATCGTTTGTTATTGATACACTAGAACCAAACTCATCGCCCATTGATTCTCCATGTATAGTTTGACCTAATTGATTCCAAGTTGTTCCAGAACCTTGATACTGATAAATCCACACACTACCTTGATTATAACGATAATATGAATATGGATTTTCATTATATATTACTCCATTAGGACCTGTAGCCCCGATAACTATTTTATTTCCATCACTTGATAATTTTACATCACGGCCAAAAAAGAGATTTAAATAATTATTTTTATTTGTTGCATATGATAAATTTTCAACATATTCCGATACATAATTTGTAGTTACTTTATACAACATTACTCCTGAAAATTGAGAAGCTTCCATATATATATTACCATCACCAGATAAAACAGTCTCATGTATAGGAAAATTTCCTGTAAATTGAAGACCTGTAAATATTTTAATCCATCTTGCATTTGTATATTTCCATATTTCAACATATTTGTTACCACCATAAAAACCAGAATAAGCCATCGGATCACCAAACGGGATTGTGCCTGCTCTACCTAATAATGTTACATTTCCATCATATGATAAATACGGAACATAGTAAAAGGCAATATTACCTTGTAGTGCAGCTGATTGTATCCAGTTCATATCATTAATATATTTATACACATAAACATATCCATATGAGCCAATAGCTATTGTTTTTCCATCCGATGATATACGCGGTTTATATTCACCAAAAGATTTATTTGCTACTGGACCACTAATATCTCCTATTAGTGTCCATGTATTGGGAGTATATCTATATACTCTTGCTATACCTCTATTAGATAAATAATCACGAGTAGAACATACAATATAATCCCCACTAATCGACAATGCTATGCCTTGTGCAAAATTTTTGATAGCACTGGTTCCGCTTATGTCTTGTCCTATTTGTACCCAGCTCAAATCAGAAACATATCTAAGAACTCTGACATAACCTACATCATTTACTAAAGTACCACCAATAGTATACGATTGTTTTGGCACTGCTATTGCTACTGTATTTCCATCTGCTGATAAAGTGGAATATACCAAACCAGATCCTGGCATATAAGTAGAATAAGCAAGTATACGCCCTATTTGTGTCCATGCTAAAGATATTTCATTATATCTATAAATTAGTATAATAGGTGCAGGATCATCGCGTCTAGTTGTTAGTGATATTATATTTCCATCATGCGATAAACATGCATTATCTGGCTGTTTCTCGCCTCCAGGAAGAAATGTAAATGTTCTTTGAATCCAACTTGTAGTATATTTAAAAACATTAATATAAAAAGTTGTACCATAATAATCAGTAGTAGTATAAGCAATAACAGTGCCGTCATAATTGATGCTAAATTCGTGTAGATTATATCCATAGCTTAGTGTAGCTCCTAATTTTATAGAAGTACTTGTAGCTGATATTGTGTTTAAATATAATTGAGGTCCTTGAATTGTACCTATATTATTCCAACTATTACTATTAAATCTAAAAACTTTAACTTGTCCTATATTATTATTATTACCAACATCACTGCTTATTGCTAGAGTTGTTCCATCTAATGATAACGAACTTGAATAACCCTGGCTTGAACCAATAACTGTTCCACATATATCTAATCCTTTTTGTATCCATATATTATTACTACTTAATTCATAAACTCTAACCTCACCATAACTTAAATCAGAGTCGCCTTTTAATGAACTTATAGAAATAATTTTTCCATTTCCAGATAAGTTTAAACTATATCCACTCTGATAATTGGTTCGTGGTTTACCATTAATAACATTACCAAGTGGGGTCCATAGATTATTACTTAATTCAAATATCTTAACTTGTCCTGAATTTATACCATTTACATCACTGTATAAAGAACTGGCAGCAACTATTCGTCCATTACTTGATAATGCTAAACCAAACCCTAATTCGTCGCCTGAAATTCCTACTATATTATTACTACCTAGAGGTAACCAAGTATAAGATGTTTGATTATAACTTAATTCATATACATAAACAATACCAACATTTGTAGCATTAGATAAATCATATGTGCTTGAAGACATCGCTGTTACTTTTCCGTCATTTGAAATTACAACTTTCTTATTATTTTCAAAATACACATTGCTAAAATCTGATCCTATTTGGTTCCATAAATTATTATCAAATTTTTGTGTAAAATGTCTTGTATTTATTGTTTCACCAATAAAATTGCTAATATATGCGTTGCTCCAATTTCTAGTTACATCTCCTAATTTAAAGTTATTGTTTGAAGCAGGAATTATATTGCCACTAACCGACGTAAGGTCAATAGCTGTAGCAGCACTATACACTTGTCCATTAATTCTAGTAACGCTTAAGTCATTTGCGTATATGTTGCGCCACCGCTTTGTTAAAGAACCCAAATCAGACATACTAGTGTCTAAAGGAAGTATATTTCCGCTTACACTAATATTTTGAAAAGTCCAATTACCGCTTTCATCAATACTATTAAAACTACTATCAAATACATTATAGCTTGTTGGAGGCCGCCCTTTTAAGGAAGAAGTAACAATCGTATTATTACCAACTGCAACATGAATTCCTAGTTCAGGAGACCAACAACTTGAAAGAAAAGTACCACTGCTATTATTTGCATTCCACTTTATTCCATCAGTAGAAGTTAATATAGTATTATTATTAGAACCGGCTACAAATAATCCTAACTGAGGAGCCCAAGTAACAGTGATTAACTCATATGTTGTTCCTATATTTAGTAGTCTCCATTGACTTCCATTATTAGAAATTGCTACTCTAAAAGTACCACCAGTACCAACCGCTACAAATAATCCAAGTTCTTTAGACCAACAAACACTCTGAAATGAGTTGGCCCCTATGTTTATTAGGTTCCAGTGTTCTCCATTTTTAGAAGTGATTACTCTCCAAGTCCCATATCTACCGACACCAACAAATAGTCCAAGTTCAGAAGACCAACACATACCAAGAGTTATATTTTGAAGATTACCTTGAGGTGGATTAAAAGAGGTAGCAACATTATTCCAAGTTATTCCATCTGTTGAAGAATATATGGTTGAAGGAACGTGAAAAAAAGCAAAAAATTTTCTAAGTTCTGGAGACCAACAAAGAGTATATAAGTTAACTCCAAAATTTATAGTAGAATAGTTCCAAGATGTTCCGTTTGTGGAATACATTACATTTGATAATTCAGTAGTAGATATACCAACAAATATTTCAAGTTCAGGAGACCAAGATATTGAAGCTATTCCTGGATTAGTTGTCCCACCAAAAGTTCTTGCTACAAATGAACCGACTGTCCAATTTATTCCATCTTTAGAAGTTATATAATTTGCTTCTGCTAGTACAGTATATGAAGTAGTACTAATAGCAAGAAATAATCCAAGTTTAGGAGACCAACAAATACTGTTCCATCTACCTGTAATATTTCTATTAGTCCAAGTTTGAACTGCTTTAACTCCACTTGATAACGGATTTAAACCAGGATAAGCATCTTTTGCCAAGGCATAATAACCATTTACAGCAGACCAACTTAAGTCTCCACATATATTTTGATATAACCTATGACTTGTAGTTATACTATTATAACTTGCATCAGCTGCTATTCTCATAGAACCACCGCTTACATTTAATATTATATTTCCGCTTATGCTAATATTAGACGCGCTTATATCACGTATATAAGCATTGCTCCAATTTCTACTTACATCTCCTAATTTAAAATTAACATCTAAAGAAGGGATTATATTACCACTAACTGAAGTAAGGCTAGGTGCTGCGTTATATGCTTGTCCGTTAATAGTATTAACGCTTAAGTCATTAACGTATATGTTGTTCCATCGCTTTGTTAAAGAACCTAAATCAGACCTACTTGTGTCTAAAGGAAGTATATTTCCGCTTATTCCAATATTTTGAAAAGTCCAATTACCATTTTCATCTATACTATTAAAACTACTATCAAATACATTGTAACTTGTTGGGGGACGCGCTTTCAATGAAGAACTAGTTGTTGTACTTCCAACAATAGCAAATATTCCAAGTTCTGGTGACCAACAAATTCCCCTGTTATTATATGTAGTACTTTCTTTAATCAAACTCCAGTTTGAACCATCATTTGATATCAATATGCTTCCAGTGTCATAAGAAACCGCAACAAATATTCCAAGTTCACTAGACCAACATACATTCATCCAATTTTGTTGATGTGGTATAAATACTGCTCTCCATGTTGTTCCATTATTAGAAGTCATTATTTTATTTGTTCCACTCTCGGCTATAACAACAAATAATCCTAGTTCTTTAGACCAACAAATACTTGACCAGCCACTATATAAAGTTGAATTTACTGTTATAACACTCCATGTTATTCCATTATTAGAAATCATTATTCTATTTGTTTGATTACCATTACTAGCAACAGCAACAAATAACTTTAGTTCTGGCGACCAACAAACACTGCCCCAACTACCAGTGAATGGAATACTTGTTAGACTCCACGTTATTCCATCTTTAGAAGTCGCCACACTATTTGCGTAGTCAGAAACCGCAAGAAATATTCCAAGTTCTGGTGACCAACAAATAGCATTCTGCCATCCAGCCCCGCCTGGTGGAGCTTGCGTTGATTCAACCCATAATGTTCCAGAACTAGAATACATTATTTGTCCATTATAAGAAATAGCAACAAATCTTCTTAGTTGTGGAGACCAACAAACACCACGCCAACTATAACTTGGTACACCTTGTGATACTCCAATCCAATTTATTCCATTACTCGAATACATTACTCTATTAACTGTTCCAGTATGGCTAACAGAAACAAATATTCTTAGTTCAGGCGACCAACAAAGACTGAAATATGGATTACTATCAATTGATTGTGTTGCCTCCCTCCAAGTTTGTACCGCTTTAACTCCACTTGATAAAGGATTTAATCTTGGATAAGCATCTTTTGCCAATCCATAATATCCATTTACAGCACTCCAACTTAAGTCTCCACATATATTTTGATATAACCTATGAGTTGTAGTTATACTATTATTACTTGCATCAGCTGCTATTCTCATAGAACCACCGCTTACGCTAAATATTATATTTCCACTTATACTAATATTAGACGCGCTTACATCACGTATATAAGCGTTGCTCCAATTTCTACTTACATCTCCCAATTTAAACTGATTGTTTATAGAAGGGATTATATTACCACTTATGCTAATAAGTCCACCAACTGTTCCTGTAAATGTAGGATTAGCAATATTAGCTTTATTGTTTGATAAATCTATAACTTTAGAATCTATATCAGATATACTTGTTGTTATAGCATCAAAAGTATTACTTAAGTTATTAAATGTATCTGTTATATCGGACATTGTTCCGCCTATATTTAATATAAAATTTCCGCTTACACTAATATTTGTTGCGTTTATATCGCGTATATAAGCGTTGCTCCAATTTCTACTTACATCTCCTAATTTAAAGTTATTATTTATAGAAGGGATTATATCACCACTAACTGAAGTAAGGCTAGGTGCTGCGTTATACGCTTGTCCGTTAATAGTATTAATACTTATATCATTTGCGTATATGTTGCGCCATCGCTTTGACAAAGAACCTAAATCAGACCTACTTGCATCTAAAGGAACTATGTTGCCACTTACACTAATATTTTGAAAAGTCCAATTACCATTTTCATCTATACTATTAAAACTACTATCAAATACATTGTAACTTGTTGGGGGACGCGCTTTCAATGAAGAACTAGTTGTTGTACTTCCA